AGAAGGCCTCTACGCGGTTATCTGAGGATGTGAAAGGGGTTCAATTCACATTTGACGTAGATTTGGAGTCTTGGGTTCCAGCTCCAGGCTGGAAGATCTCTTACGGTTATCTGGTTAGGGAGGAAGAAGAATGAATAGACGAGAAGTGAAGAAAGCGTTGATTGCCTCATGGGCCAACGATACAAGAAAAATGATGAACGAAGAACGGAAGGCACGATGGATTCTGAACAAGCTAGGCATGATAGACACATTATCATCAAGAGCTAGAATTGTGAAAGCCTGTGAAGAACTAGTGGAGAGGTACGAATGAAGGCCTGGTTTTCTGGAAACAATCATGGTTGGTTCCTGGACAGTCTTTTGGCTTGGTTTTTTGATGAGGACACTATCGAGCCTGAAATCGATTACTGGACATCCTTTGAGGAATGGGAGGGAGTAATCGACGAAGTATGCTCTGAAGACATGGATGAATACCAGATAGTAAGGGCAATTTGCTTAGAATGCGGCGAGAGTTTGACGCATTGTGTCTGTTTTTAGAATCCGAAGACCTTGAAGAAATCATCAACAGCCTGTTGATTCAATCCCCATGACCAGTTTGGATTGCGGATATTGTAGAAGGCCTCGCCGAATGATTCTGGAGCCGGACGATCTTCTCCTTCAGGAGTTGCTTGGGCCTTTGCTTTACCTTCTTGATATTGCGTAGCGAATTGGTCAAGGTCGGTAATATCAGGGAAATACGGAATATCGTAGAACATTCCCAGGAATGTTAGCATTGTAGCTAATGCCCTAGGTGAAGTAAGAACATCCTCTGCTAAATCGACAATAGGTGTCGAAACACGATTGAAAACATATGCAGAGCGCATATCTTTCAGAACTTGTCGTTCGGTAGATCCCAAGACAACTTCGTATCGAATAACTTGGTCGGGTTTTGGCTTAGGCATCAAAGCACCCCGACTATTGAATCCCAAAGCGTCGGGCCTAAACCTGCTCCTAAAATCCAACCCAAAAAGAACGCCGCTCCGTTTTCCATTAGCATCTCTTTTGCTTTTTCACCAAGAGTCATTCTAGTCCCTCCACCTCGTAAGCATCCCATGCGTCAGCAGCATCATTTGCTGAGTCGTAATTTTGAGGAAGGTCTCGCAGAAATTGGCGATAGTCTTTTTTTGCTTGACTCATTGTTAGGTCTTTGACTCCCCACCAGTCCGTTGACTTCAAAACATTATTTCGCCAGGATCTAAGAGTTGACCAATCTAAGTCAATCCAATTTGAATCTTGTAACTCTCCATCAACCCAATGGTCAAAAATTCGATTTGGTTTAAACATAATAATCACGCATATTCAAAGGCCCAATTAGGCATATTTTGTCGGGTTAAAGTTGCTTCAGCAAAGTCAAAAGTTGAGGGGAATGCGTTTTGCGTTCCTGCGCTACCAAACACGTTATTGTATGGCGTACCTGGATAATGGGTCATTCCTAACGCTAAGAAATCGTCTCCTTGATTTGTTGTCTGTGTTATTGTTGGCGGTGCTGTTCCTTCAGATTGAACGCCAAACCAATACGTGGTTCCGGCTGTTAACGCAACCGTTGCTGTCCATCCAGAACCTGAATACAACCCAGCTCCGCCGTTCATGTCGATTTTGATTGACCCTAGCAAGTCTTTCGGGTAACCTGTATCAGTAGCGTCATAGATTGCACACCAGGCGTCGTCTTTGCCGGAATTGTTTGTATTTGAGCGTAGTGTTAGGGTTCCTACGTTGCCCGTCTTTGGTGCTACAAAACGGAAATACTGCGGGTATTCCTCAAGCGGTGATTCAGTATTGTCTATCTTGGTTATCTTTTGCATATCCATCGGTTGAAAATACTTGTAGGTAGCAGTTAATTGAATGCCCAGAGGCATTGGTGATTGAGTAACTGATGATGACCCCCCTCCAGCACTCGTTAACCCCGTCCATTCTCCAGCTACACTTAACCTGGCCAGGTTAACCAAGACAATTCTACGTAGCTCATCCTCTGCCCCCTGCTCGGCATAGATTGTTTGCGCTACTTTTTGGAAATCTGCAAAGGTTAAATTCTCTAAATCTGTAGTTTTCAGAAGCTCATAGATCCTCTTGTCTGGGGTTGCATCAGGTAATGGCATTAGTTCAACAACCCCTGCCAATCTGCTCGGACACTTTCTACAGCTAATTTAACCAACACTAGACGTCTTAATTCGTCTTCATTTAGTGATTCTACACTGATAGGGTTCCCAACTTCAGGCAGGAACTCTCCCGCAGCTAATTGTCCGGTTAATGCTTCTAGGGTTTGACCCTTCAACAAGGCATAAACGCGGGCTTCTCTAGCTTCAGCAGATGGTAGAGGCATTCAAAGCCCTCCTATTAGCATGAGAAAACCGAAGAAATTGTCCGGTATTGTAAATTTAGAACCTGAAATCGCCGCTTGACCCCCCATTGGAGGCATAACTGGTGCAACATAGACTGGTTTAGGTGCTGGTCTGTTAGGCAAAGCTTCGCCTATTGGCACTGAATAACTGGTTGGGATAGGCGTGGGCCGGTATTGAGTCCCAGGACTAACAAAGCCTGGCCGACTGGTAATACCCATTGTAATCACTTCACATTCGTTTTATCTTGTTATCCGCTCTAGTAAGAATTGCGTTTATTTTTCCAACATCTTGAACAGTAAAAAGCGGCGAATCACGGCCTACATTATTGAGGGCTAATTTTGTTGCCTTTGTTTGTATAGATCTAAGCATATTTTTTGCTTGAGTTTTAGTCATCTTCGGCATGGTTTCACCTTCATGCGTTGGTTAGGAATTGCGCCTTGAAATTTAGGTTGACTGGAATTGAGTAAGAATTGAACAATGGTTGCATAGGGCCAGGAGATACCATTGGAACCGCTCCAACTACGTTACCTAGAGCATCTACTACAACTGCGCCTGGGGTTTCAATCTTAGAACCGTCAACACTTGTGCAGAATGCTTTGGTGATTACTTGACCCTGGACAGTGTCTCCGATGCTGTTTCCAGTTTGTAGGTCTACAAGTTCGTTTGTCGCTGCACCGGTTGGCGTTACAACTGCGATTCTGGAAATGCCTCGGTTTGTGTAGTAACAAAGTGCAGCTTCTCTATCTGCGGCTGTGTTGTTCATGACTCGCAGCTTATCTCCAGCTTGCAGGGTGAAGGGAGCGCAAAGCGGCGACGCTTCAAATGCGCTACCCTTCAGTCCGACAGGAATGAGAGCAGCCACTAGACCTTGACGGAGAATGTATGCGTAAGCGATGCCGTTGTCTGCTGTGACTAAACCAGAGGTGACGGTTTTGCCCATCGCGTAATCTCCAATTTGTTGGGCAGAAATTGTGTAAACTGTATCAGTCGTAAGGTCTGATTCTGTTCCCTCGGCTAATTCTGCCTTCAATGGAATGTTTGTGCCATCTCGGCACGTTAGGATCCCGCAAACGGTGTTTGTAGCCATCAGAGAGCAACTCCTATACCTAGAGGCTTGATTAATTCACGGTTTACTGTGCTGATTGGTTTTCTCAGAAGGCGTTTTGCCAGACGGAAACCGACTGAAATGGTGACCGCTTGTACTGCCATGTTCTGGTAATTCTGCATGAAGTTCATCTGCATACCAGAAAACGCCGCTCCAGGGTTTGTAACAATCTCTGAAAGACTCAATTGATCTGTTCCGGTTACCTGGAGAGATCCATTAGAGTAATCCATTGAGATATCTGAACCACCAGTCAAGAAATTGACGGGGCCTGTTCCTGCGATTCCCTGGGTGAGTAGGTTTGCGTAAGCATACGCTTCAATTGCGTTTATGATTTTGAAAGTCTTAGGACTTCGACGTCTTGTAGTCTTCTTTCTTCGGCGGGCCATAGATTTCCAAGCCGGAATAATCTCGGTTATTTACTTTCACTTTCACTTTCACTTTGAAATTGACCAGCTTCATTTCGGGGGATTAGTTTCGCTGGATTTTTCGCCATATTGTCTTGCATAATCTGCATCAGCATCATAGCAAACGGATTTGGTTGCTCAATATTTCCAATCGGAAGATCTTCGACAATTTTTTTCAGGGCTTCTGCTATGTTTTGGTCGAGAATGAACACTTGCTCGCCAATAAACCGGGTTAGAATGCGTAAATGAAGATAAAATCCAACAAATACTGCACAAATGACTGGAATTATCACGTAGAGGCTCTCTATCATATCTGCGTCCAGCCCCGAACCGGACTTAATCTTGACTTTTGGGGCTCCCCACCCAACCCACCTACGTTTAGTCACCGTTATTGAAGAATTTGTTAGCTCCTATTCTATCCCCCCTGGAATTATGGGGAGGTATTGGAAGCAGACTGAGCCTCTGTGAATTGTGGGGAGGACTTAAAGAAAAAAGGGGGGTGAGCAAATTATGCGACGGGGAATCTGGAGATGCGCCAGATGCAAACGGCACTGGACTTACAACCTAGAACCCACCACTAAAAAATTAGACAAGATTTGTCGCAAATGTGGCAAACGAAATAGAGCTACTATTGCTAGTCAACCTGGGAACCGAGGAAGGAGCAGCTCTACTCAAATTATGATTAGACCGTCCTATATGCCTCCACACGCCCTCCAGGCTGAAGCGCATGAGCGGAATAAGCAGATGGGGCGGCCAAAGCAAAAGAAGGCCTCAGACACGTTCCAGAAGGCCTCTACGCGGTTATCTGAGGATGTGAAAGGGGTTCAATTCACATTTGACGTAGATTTGGGGTCTTGGGTTCCAGCTCCAGGCTGGAAGATCTCTTACGGTTATCTGGTTAGGGAGGAAGAAGAATGAATAGACGAGA